TGCTCGACCCGCGCCCCCACCACCAGGATCCCGTGGGCTCGCCCGTACTCGACCGTCGCGCCCGCGGCCTCGACCGCCAGCGTGTCGGTCGGGGCCTCGAGCTCGATCACGACCCGGAACGTCTGCCGTTTCTCGTCAGTCACCGCTGCCTCCCGCCCCGAAATGCGGGCAACTGTACGCTGCACCCTCATGTCCCGAAATACGGGCGCACGTCATGTATCCTCGTTCAGGACGACACGCCCGCCTTTTGACCGCAAGTCCATCACCTGCCCCCAGTACCCGTTCTCCTGGAGCGCCCCGTCAATCGTCTGGAGCTCGGCGATCAGGGCGTTGCGCCGCGTCGTGAGGGCCTCGGCCCGCTTCCGGAGCTCCGTCATCCGCAAGAGCCCGCCGTTCGGCTCGGTCTCGTATCCGTAGCGCCAACGCTGCTTCAGCAACGCGCACTGCTCCGGGAGCCTGACCGTGATGCCGCGCGCGTGCGCGACGCCCAGCAGATACTCGACGCACGACTTCTGCCAGTCGTACTCGGTCCCCACGATGAGGTCGATCCCGAAGATCCCGAGCTCCCGCACGCCGTACCGGCCCGCCAGCCAGCGGCGGAAGGCCGCGGGGTCCGCGATGAGGGACTTCGCGCTCGCGTTGTCGAGGCCGCCGCGCCCGTTGTTCGGCAGATCGTTCTCCACGACCCCCAGCGCCCCGACCCGCGGCTCCTCGCCCGCCGCGCGTCGCCCCAACTCCTCGACCTCGGCGTCGACCTGCCGGTCGAACTCGTAGATCGCGGCCGCCACCATGAAGGCGACCGTGGAGGTGAAGTAGTCGACCCCCGCCACGCGCTCGATCACGCGCGCGAGCGGGTAACAGACGCTGGTCGGGACCGAGGGCTCGTGCCCCGACATGTAGACCGGGATGCCGCACTGCTGGAGCCACGCCGGGTGGTCGGTCCCGGGGACGTTGTCCTCGCGCCAGTTCGCGTGGATGTCGAACCATCGCGTGGCGCGCGGGATGTGGCGGTAGAGCTGGTTGAGGCCCCACACCTCCCACTCGGGGTCGTCGAACGGAGCGAGGTTACGGCTCGAAGCCGCGAACCCGCAGACCGCGATCTTCTTGCGCGCGGGTTCCGGGACCTTGACGACCCCGTCCGGGCCGTCGACGACCGAGACCCTGTACCCGGTCTCGGCGGAGTGGTTCGGGTCTACGCCGGTCGCGCCCGGCGCCTGCTCTGCGAAGGTCTTGTGGGAAGACATACGGTCGGAGCCTCCTCGATGTCTCCTGGGTTCACTGCTCGCTCCGGCCCTTCTTGGCCGGCGCACGCGCCACCATTTTGTGGGCGGGTGGCCCCTCGACGAGGGGCGGCATCTTCGCCACCCCGCGCTCGACGAGCGCCCGCGCCATCCAGTCCTCGAACGACGCCGTCTCGCCCGGGTGCCAGAGGGCACCGGACTGCGGGTCCGTCAGGCGCCGCAGGAGGACGACCTCCGTCACGCGGCCCACGCCTTGCGCCTGAGGCCGATGCCGACGAGCGGGCCCCAGAGATGGGACCCGCCCGCCCTCACGAAGTCGGACATCCTACGTCGCGCAGCCCGAGGTGACGAGGATCCGCTTGCTCGGGCTCGTCGAGGCGGGCGCCTCGCCCGGCTCGCCGAAGATCGCAGCGGCCGAGAGGTTGATGTGTGAGACACCGTTCACGTCCGTGCTCCCGCCGGTCGACCAGGTGTGGAACCGGAGGATCGGCCGGAGGTACCGCTTGGCGCCCGAGAGGTCGAACACCGCGCCGGGGCCCGCGTAATAGGCGATGCCCGAGGACGTGGTGCCCGACACGATCGACTCGCCTGCCGACGTCGAGGTCGCGGTCGACGCCAGGACGGCGCCGTGCCCGATCTCGGTGCTGTTCCCGACGTCGCGCTGGACCTCGGTGTAGAACAGGCCGCCGGTCGAGGTGCTGGTTGTCTGGCGCCAGAACCCCGAATTGGTCAGGAAGTCCTGGGTCGAGTACGCAGTGAAGGTCCCGCCCGACGCCGAAGCGTGCTGGACGCCCGCCGAGAGCGCCATGTAGGTCACGAGCTTCGTGGCGGTGCTGCACGCCACGACCTGCCCAACGGCGACCGGCGCGATTAGGAGAGAATTGTACTGCCGCTGGAGCCCGAGCCGATCGATGATGTGGCCAGGGAACCAGCCCGAGTCACCGAGCGCCGAGGTCTGACCGGCTTCCGCGCAGGTGTAGGTGTCGATCGCGCAGGAGTAGATCTTGGCGCCGTGCGTGAAGCCTGGCACCACCTGCATCTGGTGTGCGTCTCGAGTGATCATCTGCTCCCCCTCCGCTCCGTGTTCGTGCCCGGGGCGTCCCCGCCCCGGGCGTTTCTCTCGCTCACCTCAGCTCAGGTCTCTTACACGCTGCCCGGCTGCCAGGCGACCTGCGTCAGGACCGCGACCGCCTTGTCGTGCCGGAGCCCGAGGTCGTGCTCCGCGATCGCCCGCACGACCGTCTGGTCCTGCGAGTACGCGGCGATGACGCTCGAGCCGTCGTGGTAGGCCGCTTCCTGCGAGGCGTCCACGATCAGGTTCATCGCCTCCCCGATCACCACCTGGGCGAAGTCCACCAGGTAGATCTCGGACTTGTTGCTGCTGGTCCCGACGTTGACCGGGACGCCGGTCGTCGCGGCGAACGGGAAGCCGAAGAACCGGCCGGTCGCCATCTCGTCGCGGAAGACCGAGAAGCCGTTCGTGTTCTGGAGCGTCCGGAGGTACATCTCGGTGCGCGGCGCCCACACCCAGCCGGGCGCAATCATCGGGATGTTGGCCTCCAGGAGCTTGAGGATCAGGCTCCCGATGTCGCTGAACGTGTTCGCCACCGACGCGGTACCGTTCGCCGCCAAGATGTTATCGGCGTGCGCCCAGTACCGGAGGCCGCGCGGCGTCGACTGCGTGCCGTCGTCCCGGATGAAGGCCGCGTCCTCGCGGACCCGCATGGCGTTCACGACGTCGTCCCGCACCATCGCGTCGGCGCCGGGGCTCGAGTACCGGAGCAGGTCGTTCGACATCGGGACCAGCGTCACGAGCTTCTTGAACGTCAGCGTGAGCTGGCCCGTGCTGGGCTCGCTCTTGGTGGCGTTCGTATTCTCGCCCACGTAGTAGGCCGTCGCCCCGCCGCTCAGCTTCGGGATCTTGAGCGTGCCGGTCGGGAGCGGGATCGTCCGGGCGTTCAGCCGCCGGATGACGGCGCGCGCCCGCAGGAACTCGATGACCTCCTGGCTGAACTGCGTCGGCACCAGGAAACCGCCCGCCGTGGCGTCGCCCGCCGCGAGCGCCTTCTCGCGGGCCTCGCTCCACTTCTCGGCGAGGTCCGGGCGGTTCCACATCTTGAGGATCCCGATCGCGCCGTCCACGCCCGCGCCCCGCATCTTGGACGCCGCGGTGGCGCGCACGCAGGTCGCGAAGTCCAGGCCCTTCTCCTCGAACGGCCGCTCGCGCGCCGGCTCCCGCTGCCCGGCCCCCGCGAGGCGGCTCACGAGGTCGGTCTGCTGCGCGCGGATCGGGTCGACCTGCGCCTTGACCGCCGCCTCGACGGTCTCCGCGACGATCGGGCCGCAGATGTCCTTGATGGTCGCGACCAGTAGGTCCTTCTGCTCCTTGGTCATGTTCGGGCTCCTCCGCCTTCTCTCTTTGGTCTCTCTAGTCCAGCCTGCCGCGCGCCCTGCTGATCGCTCCGCCAACCGCCCGTTCGACGAGCGCCGGGAGCGCCTCCCGGAGCGCCTGCGCGATCTCCTCGGTCGTCAGCTCGGCGTCTGCCGCGTCGCCCAGCAGCGCCTCGAGGTCGAACTCCCGCTCGGCGTCGCTCAGCAGCCACTCCAGCTCCACCTCGCCGATCGCCCCGACCCTCGCGGTCCTGGGCGCGGGCCACAGCGCCGCCAGCTCCTCGGGCGCGTAGGCGCGCATCTCGGGGGGCTCCTTGTCGAACTCCCGGTAGTGGGCCGCGAGGTGCCGGTACACGCGCGGGCGGTCCTCCTCCGGGATCTCGACCCCGCCGCGCGCCCCCATCAGGGCGCCCATCGCGGCGCGGCACGCCGACCACACGACGTCCCCGTCGCCGGCGCGGTGGTGCGGGAGCTTGAGGTCGTCGAACGACTCGGGCGGCATCGTCCGGGCCCACGCGAAGTGCCGCGCGACCCGGCGGCGGTCCGCCTCGTCGAGGTTCTCCCACTGCTTGCGGGTGAAGTCCTCGAGCGCCGGGGCGCTCCAGGCCGCGCCCTCCTCTGCCACCCCGTAGTCGGCGGGGCTCGGGGGCGAGACGCCCTTCTGGGCGCCCGGCTCCGCGGCGGCCGGGATCTGGATGACCTCGCCGGCCGGGGCCGCCGAGACCGCCATCAGGCGGTGCATGTGCCCGTCGCTCGGCTCGGTCTCGCCGCGCGAGAGGCTCGCCTCGGTGATCCGGTGATTGTGGTCCGCGATATCGAACGCGCGGCCACCATCGAACGTCGTGACGCCTGCTGAGGTCGTGTAGACCCACAGTGCGTAGTCGTGGACGTGCTCAGGCGAGGTCATGCCTTTCGCGGGCTGCGTATAGCCACTCGTCTCGTACCCGGCGTAGCCCTTCGGGACCATGCCCTTCTGGATGCTGCCACGAGTCCGCTTCTGCATCGGGCACCCGCGGTGCGTGCAGTCCGCGACCTCGCCCTCGGTCCCGCGCATCGGGCACCCACTCTCGTCGCAGTCCTCGGGATCGTGCTCGGGCTGCTTGGCCTTCGCGGTGGCCTCGGCCGGCGGGTCCACGGGAGGGGCGGCCGTCTCGGCACTCTGCCCGCTCGCCGGGTCGCCGGCCGGTGCCGGCGCGGAGTAGAAGACGTTCGTCGGGCGGCCCGCGGCGTCCAGGACGGCCCGGACGTACCGGACCGCCGAGGCGTCGAGGAGCGCGGGCTCGGGCGCCGCGAAGCGCTCCAGCGCCTTGGCGGCCCACTCGCGCAGGGGCTCGACGTCGAGGCCCGCGGCCCGCGCCTCGACCAGGCACTCGGCGTTCGCGGGGACCGGGACGATCGAGTACTCGAGCAGCTCCTGCGTCAGGTAGTCGACGCCCTTGCGCTCCTCGTTGTAGTTCCAGGTGAGGGGCCGGAACCCCACGGACGTGGCCCGCAGGGCCCCCAGCTTCAGGAGGGCCGCGATCGTGCCTGCGAGCGGGTAGGCGGCGGGGTCCACGAGCTCGGCCTCGCTGACCAGCGCATTCTCGACCCGTTCCATGGTGCGCGCTACCCCGACGGGCGGCATCGTGTAGTCGTGCGCCCACAGGACGGTGGGGTTCCGCATGAAGCCCTCGAGCTGCCAGCCGTCGGGCGCGATGACGTCGCGCTCGCGGTCGGGGTTACCGGTCGTGATGGTGAAGCGCCAGCGGCGGTCCCCGTCCGCGGCCTTGACCTCGGCGTCGAACGCCTTGAGCAGCAGGGCGCCGGGCTCCAGCGCCTGGCCTGCGGAACGCACGTGCTCGGACGTGACGATCTTCCTCATCGACTACTACGGTATAGCCGATCGGCACGAGGTAAAAACCGAGGAGGGAAGGGGGTGGGGCCCGAGGTGAGTGGCTCATTCGGCAGACGGATTTCACCAAACGTAGTACGGGCTCGCCCCCCTCGGGGTTCGGCCGTCAGTCCGACGAGCGCGGCTCAACCGTTCTCCGGATTTCACAGCAACCCCGGGCTCGCGCTCGTCAGACTAACGGTTTCCTCTACAGGATTACATACTTACTTCCTTCTTGGAGGGTGGCTAAAGCGATCCACGGAATTCACAAGATGCCCGGGCTCAAGCTCTGGTGGTGCGGCTAAAGCGCACCACGGATTTCACTGATCGCCCGAGCTCGCACCACCAGTCTTGATTCTTTCAGGGCGGCGGCTAAAAAGAACCACGGATTTCATCCCATCTACGGGCTCGCCACCCATATCTTCTCACTTCCCCACAGAAGCGCGGCGGCTCATGCGCCCGGCGGATTTCAATCGGGCTACGGGGCTCGCCGCGCCCCCGGGAGACACCCTAGTTGATCGCCTCCGTGACCCCCTGCAGGAGGTGCTTCCGCTCCGCGAGCGAGAAGGCCTTGCCGAACGTCCGGCGGTCCCCCATCCGGGCGGCCGTCTCGCGGATGAGACGCCCCCACCACTTCTCCCGCGAGACCATCGCCTCGGCCCGCTGCCCGTACCCCTCCCGGACAGCCTCCAGGTGGCGGGCCAGCATGTCGTTGAACTTCATGAACCCGTACCCCGGCACGCTGAGTCCGATGTTCCCGGGGTCGTCGGAGAGGCTCGCGATCGCGGCGTTGGCCCGTGAGGCGGCCGGCCGCTTCTCTGGGGTGCCCGGCGGCGTCGTGGAGTAGAGCACCATGTTCCGGTAGGTACGGTGCACGTCCAAGTAGAACTGCCGGAGCGCTTCGACCCCCAGAACGTTCACCAACAGGTCGCGCGCTCGCGCCGCCGTGTCGGCGAAGTACCGGAGCCCAGCCTCGGCCGCCTCCCCGGTTGTCTTCCCGCCATTGACCTTGGCATCCATCCACTCGAAGACCTCTTTCGCGTCCATCGCGTCGGCCTCCTACTCGTTGAAGTTCACTGCATGAGGGTGTGGCTAAACGCGGCCTTCGGATTTCACCCGACGCTCGGGCTCACACCCCCGTCTCTCCACCTTAACAGCGCGGCTAAAGGCATCAGCGGATTTCACCGGCAGTACGGGCTCGCGCTCCTGTTTCACTTTCGTGGTGCGGCGGCTTAGAAGGTTCCCGGTTTTCAAGCCGCCGGTGCGGGCTCGCCGCACCGAGAGGATGAGTGCCGGGGGCCAAAGCAAGGTACGGATTTCATGCGCGTTTCGGGCTCCCCAGCGGTCCAAGCTCACCGGCCGAGCTCCGCCCGCTCCGGGTTGAACGCGATCCACAGGTCCTTCAGGATGCGCTTCGCCACGATCCGGAGCACGTGGGCGTGAACATGCCCGCTGTGCTCGGCACCTGGCGGGCACGCCTCGTGCCCCTTACGCTTCGGGCCCGGGCAAGGCTGGAAGCACGGGCGCACCTTCTTCGAGTCGTCCACTCGGCGGCGCTCCACGACTCCGTCGGCGCTCACTTCCTCCTGCCGCTCGAAGCCCGTATGCTCGACCCCGAACGGGCACTCGGAGGGCCCGACCCGGGGGCGGGCCAGCACTGCGGCCCGGGCCTGGTCGTACAGGTCCCGGTACGGTCCCGTCCCCCGCATGGCGGTCGCGGCCTGCCGGTAGAGAACGGTCCGGGCCTTCGGGCTGTAGCTCATGCCCCCCGAAACGCCCCGCAGGCGCTTCGGGGCCCGGCCCTCCGCCGTGACCCCGTACCCGCAGTAGGCCCAGAGGGCGCCGGGGCTCTTGAACAGCGTGAGGTCACCACCCGGCAAAAAGGCCAGGATCATCCCGAGTCCTTCGTAGCCGATTCCCCGGTGCCCGTCGACGAACGCGCGGGCTACCGGATAGTCCTGGACGTGGCCCCGGAGCCGCATGGAGATTTCCTTTTCCCCTTTCTCGAGGGCCTCGAACGCCGCGCGGTACGAATACGTGAATGCCTCGACGACGAGGGGGTCAGCCCTCCACCGCGCGGGCACCTCCTTCGTGCCCCGGAACTTCCGAAGCATTGCCTTGAGGTGGTTGCCCTCCGCGACACGCCCCTGTTGGAAGTCGAACCGGATGCGCCCGAGCGTGATGATCCGGCTAAGGAGGAGGTCGGTGACCTCGGCATCCTGCGCTTTCTTCCTCATGTGGAGCCTCCCGTATGGTGTTGGGGATTGCGCCCTTGAGCGGCGGCTAAATCGGGCTACGGATTTCATGCGCCCGCCGGGCTCGCCGCTCTTCTTCTCTTATCCCACCGGGCGATGATGACTCCCCTTGAGGGGCGGTCCCCAGCCATCCTCATGCCTGTGGCTCACAGATGGCCCACACGCGGCCCTGACTGGCCCGGATGAGGGTATTGGCCAGCTCCTGGCACTCTGCACGCGTCTCGACAGGCACGGCACGGATTTCCAACGTGCCGGGAGACACCACCATGATGAGAAACAGGAGCCAGGGCATCAACCTAAATCCGCGTGACCGTGACTGTTGACGGGCCCTCCGTGTGACGCCGCGCGTCTACAGCGCCGCCACATGCCTCCAGACCCGGACGGTCCGCTTCTCGCTCCAGACCCCCCAGTCCCGGTACTCGAGGTCCGGCAGGGAACCAACCTCCTGCGGCGCGCAGCACGGGATCGCGATGACCGCGAGCTCCGGGGCCCGGACCCGCAGGACCGCCTCGCCGAGCGACGCGTGGGAGTGAACCGCCACCACGACCGCCGGGCCGTCGAGCGTGAGGGACCAGTCCTCGACCCGGAACGGGACGACCGTCAGGCGCTCGACTCCGGCCCACCCCTCGTACTTCCGGAGCTGGGGGTCGACGCTATAGACGCGCCAGCGCGTCCGGAACGCCAGGACGGCCGCCGTGCGGGGCGTGCAGCCATCCCCCACCACCACAGCGGTCCGGCGCGGGTCCCCGAGGTCCCGGACGTCGCCCAGCGTCCGCTTAACGGCGTGGTAGGCCGCCAGGCTCTCGGTGATCTCCTTGGCGTTCGGGAACAGCCCGAGCCGCAGGAGGTCGTCGCGGCACTTGAGCCCGAGGAACTCGTCCAGGTACCGGAGCGTCGGGGTCGGGACCGTGACCGTGACGGCGCGGGCGCTCTGCCGGACCTCGACCTCGCGGGGCGACGCCCTCACTGGCCCGCCCGCCGCTGCTCGGCCTCGACCGCCAGGAGGGCCCGCACCTCGGCCCGCGAGTCCAGGAGCTCGTCCTCGTAGTCGTACCCGTAGAGGCGCGGCTGCCACGCCAGCCCGCTGTCCTGTAAGACCCGCAGACCCCGGCCCTCGGCGTACCCGAGCCAGTAGTCAACGCACCGGCGCTCCACCAGGCGCTCGCGCGGCGTCCCGAGCTGGAGCTGGACGCCCCACAGCCCCAGCTCCTCGAACCCCTCCAGGACCGCGAGCGCGACCTGGTACGCGAACGTGCACGAGAAGTACCGCCGCATCCCGGCCGCCCGCAAGCGGTCGAGCGGGTACCGCGCGGGGCTCGGGACCTCGCCCGGCCCCCACTCGGCGGGGTCCAGCACGTAGCAGGGCTGCCGGATCGCGGCGAGCGCCCGGAAGTCGTGCGCACTCTGGACCCGGCGCGGGTGGAGCTCCCAGTGGCGGGTGAAGGTCGGCTGCCGGATCTCGTTCAGGGCCCAGACGCACCAGTCGTCCTCCAGGTACGGGGCCCCCTCGCGCCCCGGTCCCGTCCCGATGATCGCGACCCTGCGGTGCCCGCACCGGACGTCGCCGCGCTCCGGGTCCTCGACGACCTCCTCGCGGCCGTAGTGCGCCTTGTCGTAGGTCATCGCCCCTCCGGGAACAGCTTCGCCGGGCCGTCAAGGCTGGGCGCCGTGGGCCCGGACGGGTCGCGCACGAGCCGGGTCCCCAGCAGCCGCGCGATCACGTGCCAGAGCGCCTCGACCGGCACGCCGGCTCGGCGCAGGGGCTCGAGCTGGGAGGACTGGACGAACCGCTCGCTCACCGCTGCTCCGGGTGGAGCCACGGCTTCTCGGGCGCCAGGCGGGCCGACGCCGCGGCGAGCAAGATCTCGACGTCCCGGCGCCGGACCGCCACCTCCGGCTCGCTGCCCCGGGCGGCCGCCAGCAGGCGCCGGACCGCGGCCCGCAGGTCGGCGCGCGCGTCGAGCTCCCCCACTACGGGCAGACCCCGGAGCCCCGGAGCCACGCCGCCAGCGCGTCGGCGAGGTCCGGCTCGTCCGCGAACAGGATCCACGCGACGCCGGCGAAGAGAACGGCCAGAGCCTCCGGGACGTACCTCACGGCCGGAATACCACGAGCTTCCGGGGGAGCGGGTAGCTGGGGCTCCAGCCCATCGGGGCCCACCGGCCGGCGAGCGTGCAGCGTAGAAGCGAAAACCGAAAAGCGTTCTGTGCCGCCTGTTTCGAGATCCGGGCCCGCTCGACGCGCTCCGCGAGCGCCGGCGGCAGAGAGGACGGCGGCGAAGGCGGCGGGTCGGGCGGGATCGTCGGCCAGCTCCGCGCCCTCACGGCGCGGCCTCCTTCTCGGCGAACGGGTCGGGCACGTACCCGCCACGCGGCTCTCCGGCGGTGTCGACCTCCATGAGGTGGACGGGAGCGAAGATCATCATGCTGGACTGCGACCCCGGCCCGGCGTCGACGATCCCGACCAGGGCCCGCTGCCGGACCGACACCACCCCGGACCCGCTGTTGCCACCCGCGACGAACACGTTCGCCCCGTAGTAGTGGTTCCACACGTACTGGCTCAGGCTGACGTCCAGGCTCCCGACGATCCCCTGGACCGCCAGGAAGTCCATCCCGAACGGCACCCCCACCACCACGAGGTCCTCGCCAATCGTCAGCGCGCGGGCGTCGCCCAGCGGCAGGGTCGGGACGGGGCCGATCTCCGCACGGATCACGGCCCAGTCGTTGCCCCGGTAGTCGTCCAAGGACGTCGACATCGCCTTGTCGGGCCCACGCGCCCGGAGGCCGGTACGGTGGAGGTTCGCGCGGACGAAGTTCCGGTGGTCTTGCGTGACCAGGAAGTCGGTCCGCAGGAGGTCTGACCCGAGGAAGCAGTGCCCGGCCGTCAGCATGTAGGTCGCGCCCGCCCGCGAGCTGTAGGCGCTCGCGGAGCAGATCGCGTTCATCCCGCCCGAGGTCCGGACGTACACCGCCCACGCGGCGGCCCGGACGTCCCGGAACAGGTCCTCGTAGCCCGCCTCGGCGGGTAGAGGAAACACGAACGCAGCAGCGAGAACGAGCAGCGCGAGCACCGACTTCCTCATGGCTTCCTCCTCGGTGGACACCACCGCATTATGGCGCCAAACACGAACGCAACGATCAGGACTCCCACAAGCACGATCGCTGCCATGAAACCCAGCAGCGTCAGGGCCTCCACCCAGGTCATGAGTTTGTACCGGACGTGATATCGGGAATCACCAATTGCTTCGTCGGCACCATCTCGATCACGTCCGACTGCCCGGCCGCCACGGCCCCGCACGAGGCGCACTTGTCCGGGGGCGGCGGCAGCACGGAGTGCCACGCGCCCCGGTACCCCATCACGAGGTATCCGCCTCCGGGACGATGACCCCGCCACGGGGATAACGGTACCCCCATAGCGAGTGGGCGAACGGGGGTCCGGCGCGCCACGCCTCGTCCCCGCCGTCAAGCGGGGCGCCGGGCGGGTCCGCGGCCCGCCGCATCTCGGGGACCCGCGGCCCGAGCGCCAGCTCGACCTCCCGGCGCTTCCGGTCCGCGTCCTCGGGCAGGGCGCCGCCCTCCCCGTCCTCGTCGCCCCACGGCACCCGCACGAACGGGAGCGCGAGCGGCAGGAGCGCCCACGGGGAGCCCGTCAGGTACACGCCCCACCCGCAGGCCGCCGCCACCAGCGCGACGGCCAGCAGCCAAGCGCCGCGCGGGCTCACTCAGAGGCCTCGAACTGCTGGCGCAGCAGCTCGTCTTTGTACCACTCCGCGAGCCCCGCCGTGAGGCCACGCTGGAGCTTAGGCCACGCCCACGCGAAGAGCCGCTCCTTGATCTCGCCCTCCAGTTCCCGCCGCACGTCGGCCGGTACCTCCCGGAACAGCGCCTCGATGTCGCGCGGCGACTGCTCCAGGGCCCCGGCCTCGCGCAGGTGCTGGACGGCCTTCTGCCAGCGCGCGGGCGTCCGGTAGGCGGCGACCAGCGCCCGGACCGCGTCGCCGGCCGCCGGGTTGCTGACCCTCCACTCGCCCGCGTGGACCTCCTTGAAGCGCTCCGAAACGTACTTCGCCATCAGGGCCCTCTTGTCGGGCCCGAAGAGCGCGTAGTTCTTCACGACGACGCCCTCGACCGGCTGGCCCCCGAGAATGGAGGTACGCGACAGCAGCTCGCGGAATACCTCGATGTCCGCGACCACCCCCTCGTGGAGGCACGGTACGGCCTCAAGCCGGAGCCGCTCCGCCTCCTCGCGCACAGCATCGTAGGGGAGGTAGTCCTCGTGCCCCACGTTGATATCGAACAGGATGATGTGGCCCGCCGGGACGCGGTCGTAGGCGAGCGCATTGTGCTTCGGCTTCGCCAGGTATTCGCCACGGTAAGTCCACCCCTCGTGGAGCGGGAGAGCCCGGATGACCTCGACGGCCCGCGCGAACATCTTCTCCGGCGCCAGCACGTTGAGCTGGGCGCCCTTCGAGCGCGCCCGAAGGGGCTCGGCGTCGCCACCCGGGAAGAAGCCGAACGAGAACTGGCTCCCATCAATTTTCTCTTGCACCGTCACCGGGCCCGAGAGGATGTCGCGCACGGCACGGTGTCCCATCGCGTAGACGGAGGGGTAGGAATGCCAGGAGTCCATTGAGATCACGACTGCGGCTCCTGCGTCCAGCCCGGCAGCTCGGAGTCCGGCGGCTCCTCGGCTGCGGGCGCGGCGGGGTCCGGCCTCGGCGGGGGCGGCGGGTCGCAGGGCCGCAGGACCTCGTGCTGAATGGTGGCGCGCTTGAGCGTCTGCACGAACCGCCCGCACGCCGCCGGGCTCTCGAACGTGAGGTCCCGCGCCACGATGGTCGGGCCCCCGAACGAGGCCGAGAGCCACAAGATGATCGAGAGCGTGGCAGTCACGAGTCCTCCTCCGTGTGGGTCGAGAACCCCTCGACTGTGAGCGTCTTGTCGATCCGCATCACTCGTCCTCCCCTACGTTCCACACCAGCTCGAGATCGTCAAGCGGCTTCGCGGCGGCGTTTCGCACGAGGCCAGCCACCATCTCCGCGACCTTGTCGGCCCGCCCCAGCTCCTCGCGCAGCCACTCCCGGAATGTGTTCGAGACCACGAGCGAGAAGTCGCCGTCGTTCCGGAACCCCATCACCCCCACCACCAGGAGGCCCCTCTGCTCGGCGCCCCGCACCAGTACCTCGCCGTTCGTCATGCCGCCCCCTCTTCCACGCGGCACCGCAGGGTCCCGTGAGAGTAGGTCGCCACGCGCCGGAGCAGCGGCTCTTCGGCCGAGGCCACCAGCTCCACGACCACCGCCTGGGCCGGTCGCCCGCAGGCTGGGCACGACGCGTATCCGGAGTCCGGGAGGCGTTCCATTGATCTCTCTTATCCCGTTGAGACAGGATGACTCACTTGATCACCAGGCCAGTCGCGCAGCGGCACGCCGGATGGAGGGGAGGGTCCATGACCCCGCCCGGGAAGGGCCCGCCCAGCTCGGCCTCCTCGCCGTCCAGTGCCTCGCACAGTGGCTCGAGTCGGTCGTCGTGCGTCGCGATCCAGACCCGGCGCGTCCGGCCGGGGTCGAGGTCCCCGGCCC